TTAAAATGGCTGAGCAAGAAATAACTCGAGAAGAGTTAATAGCTGAAGGCTGGCGGCCTTTTCATGACGAAGTCTTAAATGAAGACATTCTTTTATGTCCACCTGAAGAGCTCGAATTTGTTAAGCATCCAAAAGCTCCAATGTTTAATGACCATAAAGAAGGTAAAAAAATAATTGAAAAGTTAATTCATGACATCACAAAAGACCCAGTTCATTTTTCTTTTACTGATGAAATCCTAGAAATATATAGGCAAGCCTCATTGGTATCACTATGGTTCTTCTTAAAATTCGTAGCAGGCTTTAGTGGACCATACAACGACTTAAATGATTCTTTACATATATCTATGTGTAACTATCGCCAACGGCAACTTCAAGCTGGTGCTCGAGGTGCCTTTTTTATCTTTCGTTCAGGTTTTAAATCTACTATTGCAACTCATGGAGCAAACGCTTGGGAAATTTTAAGAGACCCAAATATACGAATTGGAATGGTCTCGTCAAAAGTAGAAATGGCTCAGATGTTTATGTACTCTACAATGAGGATTTTTGATTCTAACGAATTAATGGAAATTCTCTTCCCAGAGTTTGTACCTGAGAAAAATGCTGAGGGTACAGTCAAAAATGGAATAGATTGGACAAACAAGCAATTCACAATTCCAGCACGTACTAGACAAATGCCTGAGCCTACAATGAAGTGTGCTGGAGCAGCAGGCTCAAGTCAGGGTATTCATTGCGACCTCTTAAGCATTGATGACGTAGTAGGTGAGAAGCAATTAAATGCCTATCATGAAGCTTCTGAAGAAATGATTAAAATAACAAATTGGATAAAATCAAATGTTGAAACTCTTTTGATATCTCCTAAATATTCAAGAGTTTTTCTTGCAGCAACACGCTATTCTTTGGAAGATCCCTACGAGCACATAATGTGGGATGCATACGAACACATTGGCAATTGGGACGCTGTACCTTACACTGTCAATCCTGATGGTGTTTGGAGTGTTTACTATCGTCAAGCTAATGAGCGTGGACGCCTTAGCTTTCCAGAGAAAATATCTTTTAAATTCCTCAAACGACTTAAAGAAACAAATTATTGGGCGTATATAACCCAGTATATGAATAATGCTCATGCAGCTGAACTCAGCGAATTTGCAACTTACCATATAAAGGAGGCAACAATTGACTTCGAGACTGGACGTGGCTATCGGGTCACGTATCAAAGAGACGGTCGTCCATACACCCAACCCCTCGAGAATTTTGAAGTTACAATCGGAATTGACCCAGCGGCTTCATCGAGTCGAACGTCTGCTAGAACATCACGCACAGCAATCGTGGTTGTCGCGAGAGATTCCCATGACATGCGCGTCTATATTGACGGAGTTACAGGTTATTTCACGACAGTTCAATTCTACGATAACATCTTTAGACTCTATAATAAATACAAAAACTATGTAAAGTCTACTAATTTTGAAGCAGGAGGGCCTTTTAAATTTGTATACGATACATTAATAGAAGAACAAAAGAAGCGCTCTACGTTTTTAGGTCTTCGAAAGTTATTGCCTTTACCTGATAAAGATGGTAAGATAAGAAATTTCTTTCAGCCTCTTCTTGAAAAAAACTTAGTAGCAGCTTGTCACCCTATAAGAGATTTTTTAGTTGACGAGTTAAAAACTTTCCCGGGAGGTAATCTCAAAGATACTTTAGATGCTTGTGAGCTAGCCAACCGCTACTCATTCAGACCACTATCATCTAAGGAGCTACGTGAACTTGAAAACGAAAAAACTTATAGATCATCAATCAAATCAAGAGCAGGTTGGTAAAAATGAAAAGAGATGTTCGCACTGTAAACGTATTAAAAACAAAGCATCCTTCAATAAGGACAGTTCGACACCTGATGGCCTCAATAGACAATGCAGAGTTTGTAGACTTAGAGCGCAAAAAGCGTCGAAGGCAAAGTACCTACGAAAGGTCGATGCGCTTAAAGCGGATTTATCATGTTCCAAGTGTGGAGACACCAGAAGTTACGTCCTCGATTTTCATCATAATAATCCAAAGAATAAAATCATGTCTATATCAGACATGCGGGATCAGCAAGTTTCATTGGATAAAATTAAAAAAGAAATAGCAAAGTGTACAGTTCTATGTGCTTCATGTCATAGAGAATTACATTATTTTAAATTAACAACAGAACAATATTTAAAGGAGAAAACATGAAAATACTAGAAGACTTTGAGAAGTCTGGAGCAACCTATGACGACTTAGCTCTTGCACTTTTTAAACTAAAAGACAATGGTATTGATGAAGTAGTAAGCCTTTTACTCATGCACTCAGGTTTAGGGCGACTGACTGATTATGCAGAAGCAATTGAGGTCATAATTAGAGATTATGATCACCTAGAAAAATGGCGTGAAGAAGCAGGAGAGATCACCTAATGGCAGATATAGACATAGCAGCATTAGCCAGTCCAGATGAAGAAGGTTTTATAAGCGAACCTTCAGTGGATATTTTTAATACAGAAGAAAATAAAATGGCCTTTATGGACTACATCTCGACAGAAGTAGACGAAGCCGCCTCAGATGCAGGTCGAAGTATTAGAATGTCTAGGAATGACATCATAAAGCGACAGAGACTAGCTCGACCTGAGAGCGAAACAAAGGACTTCCCTTGGGAAAATGCAAGTAATGTTTCCCCCCCTTTGGCTCTACAGAAAACAAATACAGTTACTACAAGAATCTTAAATAAACTTTTAGATAAGAAACCTTTAATAAAATTTGAAGCAGAGAAGCCTTACGAAGCTAATGCAGCTGCGATTACAAGGTATATTCAAAAGCTTATAGAGTCTCCTTATGGGATAGATCTGTACTCAAAGTTATGGGGAGTTGTTTATGATACAGTTTCTTTAGGGACAAAGTTTGTTAAAGTTCCTTTTACTGTTGAAAGAATGAGATTTAATAGAAAGGACCAAAACGGTGCAGATGAAAAGGTTGACAGAATTACTAAGGCATGTCCTGATGTAATATCAATTCCAATGGAGGATTTTTTAACAAGGCCGCATTGGACGAATCTTCAGACTGCACCCTGGGTAGGTGTACGCTACTATAAATTTAGACATGAACTTGAAGCTCTAGCAGCTCAAGGTTATTATACTGGTGTTGATCAGGTTATTACAGAAACTGGAACTTTGGATAGTCATAAAGAAGATGAACAAAGGATGCTTGGTGTTGAAATTTCCGGTGGTGGAGATGCTCATAACGATATCTTTGAGATTTATGAATGTAATGTTTTTTGGGACGCCGACGGTGATGGTTTTGCTGAGGATATAATTGTACACTTTGAAAAGAATACAAAAACAATTTTAAGGGCAGAATTTAATACGCTAGGAGTACGAGACTATAGAAGATTACCTCATATAGATATCCCGGGAAACTTATATGGATTAGGTGTTGGTGATATAATGATTCCTCTTCAGGATGAGGCTGAAGCTTTACATAATATGAGAAATGATGCTACACAGCTAGCCATTTTACCAATTGTAGTAACTTCAGAATCCTCTGGGCTTGGTCAAAAGACAAATTTATATCCAGGAAAATTCATTAAAACGCCTGTTCCACGAGAAGATATTATAATCAATAAATTTCCAAACGTAGGTCCAGATGCTCTTCAAGCTGAAACATTTGTTCAGGCTTATGCTGATCAGGCTACAGGAGCAAGTGATGCCTTAAGTGGTGGTGACATCGGGGGTAATAATCGAATAGGGGCTACTGGCACTCAATTTCTAGCGAGTCAATCTTTGGGTTATATTGATGCTATAGCAGGACAAATGGACAAGGAAATTGCTGGAATTGGTATGTTATTTCTTTATCAGTTAGTTGAAAACTCTGAGCTCGTAGATCTTTCTATTTTGTCAGATGCAGATCAACAATTAGTTAGTGATGTACTTTCGATGAATGTAGAGGATATTCCAGGAAAGTTTAAGTTTCAAGCTCGATTAAGTTCTGTGGCAGATAGCCAATCTACAAAGCAACAGCAGGCTTTACAGTTATTCCAGGTTTATACGGCTTATGGAGATAAAATGTCTCAGCTTGCAGCTCAAATGGCAACCCCACAAATGGCTCAAGTTCCAAGAGTTGTAGAGTCTCTTCAGACTTACTTCGTTGGCTTAACTAATATAATGACATCAGTCTTAGAAAATTTCGATGAAGATAATGTTCAAGATTACTTACCCTTTGTTAAGGACTTAGAAATGACATTAAGAGCTCAAGATGCAAATAGAACAATGGAGGTAGAACAGAGTGAAGCCAGAGCAGCTAGTGCGGAAAGTGGAGAATTTGATAGTTCCACCTTACAGCCTCAATCAGGAGGAAGCGGAGTCATTGGTAACTCTCAAGGAGAGGGAGCCCCAGACGTTCCGAGCAATATGGAAGCTCCTAGTGGGCAAGGAACTATTGGAGGTGAGGCACTTTAGGAATTCAAAGAATACAGAAGCAATGCTCCGGACACAAGGGGCATTACAATTTTTAGATAAGTTTAAAACAAATATACAAGACATTATGGAGGTGTTAGAATAATGGCAGATGTTATTCTTGAAGGGAATCAAGAGCCAATTCCGGTTTTTGAAGATGAAGAATTTAAAGTGGAGATTATAGACGAAGAATCTCCAGATGAAAAAGATGAAGCTACGCTAGCTCTTGAAGCCAAGATTGCAGAAATGGAAGCAACACAAGCAGAATACAAGGCTCAGATTGAGAGCTTGAGTACTAAATCCACGGGAGATGCTCCTGCTCTTAGTGCTCTAGCTGAGCAGTTAAAAAAGTTAAGTACACCTGAAGCCCCTAAAGCTCCAGAGGTACAGACAGATTTTAAAGCATTGTTCGAAAGCGTGGACAAGAATTTTTATACTTCTCCTTCTAAAAGTGTTGTAGACGTAGTTACACCAATTATGAAGTCGATGGACAAGAAATATTCAGACGTCGCTATTCAACAGGCTGTTAATATATCAAAGTTAACTGTACTAGCAGATGACACGCAGAAAGGCGATTATATAAAGTATAAAGATGAGGTCGAGAAAATAGTTGCTGCTTCCCCCCCTTCGGAGAAGGTTTATAGTGAGGCTTTGAAGACTGTTAGAGCAGCTCATTTTGATGATATTTTAGCAGAAAAAGTTGCAGCTCAAGTTGCAGAAATAACTGAAAAAGCTGAGGCAGCAGCAGCTCAAGCAAGTACACCAGCTGTACCTAATACCTTTACTAATGCTACTCAGGTGCAGCAGGCAAGGGCGAAGAATACTATGAAGATAACAGCTGGACAGCAACTAGTAGCCTCAAAGTGGGCAATGACTAAAGGCTATGACTGGAATGACCCAGAAGAAAAGAAATGGGTTCTAAATTATTTGAAAACTAATGGAGTAATATAAGATGGCAGTAGAGTCAGTAAAAAAGGCAGCAGCAGACAGAGCAAAGAAAAAAGCTCTTTCAAGTAAAGTAGTGGGGGCAATTGACAGCTCAGTAGAAGATGTGCTAAAATGCATTAAAGAAGGGCGTGAGCTGTTCTTTCTAGACGGTGATAAAGACTTCTTAGAACTTCCAGACGAAGTCGTTAAGGAGCTTTCACTTACGTCTAAAGAGAGATATGGCTTGGCTAAGCGTATTACAAGAGGCGAAGATGTAGTTGCAGCTATGCAGGATGGTGTACGAGGTTGGGCAAAAGATTATAATGTTCGACCTGGCTCAGCAAGTGATAATTTGGCTGTTCTTGGAAAGAAGAAAGGCTATGATTATTACTGGACTACAAAGGAGAAATTAAACAATAATATTGCACGGGAATGGGAGATTGACAGAGATCCGAATGTACACACTATACACGAGGAATCTAGTACTCTAAAAACCGTAGGGGGGGAAAACAAACCTGAGTTAATATTATTGCGTAGAAAAAAAGAAGCTTCTAAGAAATACTCTAAAAAACGCATAGAGAAAAAAGAACGACTTTTAGGTAGAACTAAAGAGCGCTTTATTGAAAATGCAAATAAACTTGGTGTCGTTGCTAGCATGGACTAGCACTGGTTAACACCTTCGTCCTTCTTGGGGAGAGACTAATAACCTCTCCTCTTTTTTTTTTTGGCTTTTAAACTTTACAAAGCTAGTGGAGCAAGGGTTCCTGATATTGTATCAAGCATTGGTGCTGGTACAACTTTAGGTGCTGCTCCTACTGGTGTAGTAAGCGGTGTCGCTTTAACTATTGATACAGACGGTCTTGAGATCGGAGCAACCAGTGACAAGATAGCTGGTGTTTGTGTAGTAGACTATGGTACTACTGTTTACTATGGAACTTCTACAGCTACATTTCCTGATGGAATAGCTGCTGGGACTGAAATTCCTTTTCTTCCTGCTACGGGTACAGTCCTGTTTAAAGCAGATATTAACGGAACAGTAGCAAAAGGTGCTATTTCACCTGGAGAAGACCTTGATATTGCTGCTGGCGGAGCAAGCGTTTCAGATGCTTCTGTCAATGATGACTTTCATGTTGTTAAAGTAATAGACGATGGTACAAACATCACACATGTAGTTGGATTTTTTAACAATCCTGGCTATTTCGCAAGCTAGATAAAAAAAGGAGATAATTGATGGCTTCAATGATTACATCTAAGTCAATGCCCTTACAGGTAGCTAAGGAGATTGACGAAATTTATCGTGTTACTATGGCAAAAGCGCCTAGTGAATACGATAAGTTACTTAAAGTAGAGACTGCACCAAGTGGGCCTACTTTTTATAGCGCCCAGATTACTGGTATCGGCCTTCCTTCAGAAATTGGAGAAGGTGACGGAGTATCCTATGACGTTCCAGTCGAAGGCAATCCAAAAATGAGATCTTATGGGCAGGCTGGTCTTGGTTATATTATAACTGATCTAATGCTTAAAGATGAGCTTTATGGAAAAATGAAAAAACTTCCAGCCGATCTGGCTAGATCTATGAGACTATACATGGACATAGAAGCTGGTGGGTTCGTAGACGGTCTTTTTGACACTGAAGAATCTCGAGATGGTGCTTATGTTTGTGGTGCTCATACACTCTTGAATGACGTTATGGGGGCAGGCGTGCAGAATAATTTTGCCGGAACTCCAGGAGCACTTTCAGAGACTTCTTTTAAAGAAGCTATAGAGTATTTTGACAATGTAGTAGATGAGCTTGGTGCTCCTTTGCTGCTCACTCCTGATCAGCTAATGGTTAGTTCTGGTGATCAGTACATAGCACACAGATTGCTCACAGAAATGTATGGATCTTCTAAAGATCTTGCAGGGCTCTTACCTGCTAATTCTAATGGCCTTTCGAACTTTGCAAACCCTGAAAATGGTTTTGTTGCACAGTGGTCAGTGCTTCCTTCTAGGTTCATGGATTCTAGTTCTGGGGCTTTCTTTTTAAGGGCTAAAGAACATGATATGAAGTGGTACTGGAAAGAGCAGCCTAAACAGACTTCAGAAGTCGATTTTGATACCGATAACATTAAGTATAAGTCTAAAATGAGATACGGTATGTGGGCAGACGAATGGCGCGGTGTGTTTGGCAACGCTGGTAGCTAGACTATTCATGATCATTTGACATATTTTAATATTCATGCTATTATAAGGTCATCCTTTATACGAGGGATGACCTTTTTTTTTTTAACTTAAGGAGGTCTAATGACCGTAGATGAAATGATAGCCTATTTATGGGCTCTAAGCGGAGAGCCATCAGATCTTGACCCTATGGATGATACAGGTGAAGAGATTGACTATAGCTCTTTTGGATTTAAACATTATATTCGTGAGCTAAATAAGGCTCAGAATACTTTAGCAAATTGGCGAACTTCAAAAGGTCGACCAATAAGATTCAATAAATTCCAGACACGAAAAAATGTTAAATTAGGTCTAAGCTCTCAAAATGCAGGGAGTGTACTCTTTGTAGATGACTATACCATTAAGGTTACAGACCCACCTTCAATGAATCCTGAAGAGTATATTGACACAAAAATTAGTATTGTGTACACAAATCTTGTTGGCGGAACAAAAGCATATCAGGATTTATTAGTTGTGCTTGTAGAAGTCGTAGATGATACGAATTTAGAGTTTACGTTTCAAGAAGAAATTGAAGCTTCTACGTTTGACACTTATACGAGTTCAGTTGAGTTTTACTTCAATGCTTTTAAGCTTGTTAGATCCGCTACTGCTGGAATTGGTTGTACAATTAATCTTCCTACATATACTAGAAACATATCAGCAATTACTTCTATGTCTAATGGAACCCAGTTGGCAAGGGCAAGTGCTAAGACTAGACTATATGATGCCAGTATGACTGAGGGTACGCCTATTCAGTGGTATAAGAATGGTGAAACAATTTACTTTGATTCTTACTTAAAAGATCCAAGTTGGTTTATCTTTGATTATCAAAGGTTACCTTATGAGCTTGTAGGTGGAGAAGAGAATCTTGATATACCAAAAGAGTGGCAAGATGTAATTTTGATGCTCGTAGAGTTAGCAGTAGCAAAAAGGATGCAGGAAACAGAACGTGTTGTGATGCTTCGAAGAGAAATAAATTCTTTAATAAATCAGCTTAGAACTGATCAAGAAGAAGAGTGGCTCATGGAAGATACTTCAGGTTTTGTAATACAGAAGGAGGCTAAGTAGTGGGAACTTGGAACAATGATTATAACAAAACACCTAGAGATGGTTACAATCCCGGTTTTGGTGCTGAAGAGTTTAGACTCTTAAAAACTAATAT